ACCTCACGTGGCTTGCGGGCAAAGAGCCTAACAAGCCGATACTAAGCGGGTCTCACAGCAATTCTTTTGTGAGGGGCGTGTATGATGAGTGCCTGAGGATATTGGAAAGCGGTGGAGAGTATTTGTGGCACGATGTTTTTCCAGGGCTGTCTGTATCTAACACTAATGCTAAGGATTGCAGGATTGACATTGACAGAAGACAGAGGTTTGAGACGTTGGAGTTTACATCTATTGGTACAGGCAATGCTGGTTTGTACCGTGCTGCGACCTTGTTATACTGCGATGACCTTGTGAGCGGTATAGAGGTAGCGTTGTCTAAAGAGAGGCTGGACAAGCTGTGGGAGATTTACACAACAGACCTGAGACAGAGAAAGATAGGAAATGTGTGTAAGGAACTGCACATTGCGACAAGGTGGTCGGTACACGATGTAATAGGCAGGCTTGAGGAGAGATACGAAGGCAGTGAGAGGGCTAAGTTTATTAAAGTGCCTGCGCTTGACGAGAACGATGAATCTAACTTTGATTATCCTTACGGCGTTGGGTTTAGCACGGAGTTTTACCACGAACAGAGGGAGACGATGGACGACGCGTCTTGGAGGGCGTTGTATATGAACGAGCCTATTGAGCGTGAGGGGTTATTGTACCACGAGGGTGAGCTCAGGAGATACTTTGAGCTTCCTACAGGAGAGCCTGACGGAATACTGGGAATATGCGACACTAAGGACAAGGGAGCGGACTATGCGTTTCTGCCTGTGGGATATGTGTACGGTAAGGATTATTACATTGAGGACTGCGTGTGCGATAACAGTCTTCCTGAGGTGGTGGACGCTAGGCTTGCTGATATTCTGATTAGGCAGAAAGTACAGATGTGCAGGTTTGAGAGCAATTCAGCTGGTGGCAGGATTGCTGAGAAGATACAGGGGATTGTGAAGGAAAAGGGTGGTATTACACATATTACAACAAAGTTTACGAGTGCGAATAAGGAAACGAAGATAATATTAAACAGTGCGTGGGTTAAGGAACATTGCCTGTTTAAGGATGAGAGTTTATACACAAGACAGAGCGATTATGGTAAGATGATGAATATGCTTACGACATATACGGTTGCTGGTAAGAATAAGCACGATGATGTACCTGACGGTATGGCTATGTTTTCTGAATACGCTCAGAGCTTTGATACAGCAAAGGTGGAAGTATTCAAAAGACCGTTTTGAATAAATATATAAAATACTTTACAAATGCTGGATAATGGTGTATAATACACAATATAAGTGAATAAATATAAATTGTGGAGCGCATTATTGCGAGAGGTTTAGACCTCGAACAGTAGTGCGCTCTTTTTGTTTTGAGAAAGGAGGTTTAATGCAGAGTCCAACGAAAAATTTTAGCGGAAGACGCGTTATTACGTCCTGCGTTGATGCAGTAGACGAGAGCAACGTGCTGGACGTGCTGAGTGAAGTGCTTTATATGCACGACACAAACCGTGCTGAAATTGATTATCTGTGGAGATACTACAGAGGCGAACAGCCTATAAGATTCCGCGAGAAGGAAGTAAGACCTGAGATTTGCAACAGGATAGTGGAAAACAGGGCGAATGAAATTGTGTCGTTTAAGGTTGGGTATCTCTGTGGCGAACCTATCCAGTATGTAAGCAGGAGCAGTGAAGAGAAGATTGTTGAGCAGATAAACCAGCTCAATGAAATGATGTTCTCTGAGGATAAAGACGCAAAAGACCAGGAGCTTGTTGAGTGGCAGATGATATGCGGTACTGCTTTTAGGCTGATTACCCCTGACGATAAAGGGGAACAGGAGAATGCGCCTTTTGAAATTAACACATTAGACCCTAGGGATACATTTGTTGTTTACTCAGAGGAGATAGGCAACAAACCTCTTATAGGGGTCAAGATAGGCAGGAATAAAGACCGTAAGGTCAGGTATTCCATATACACGGATAAGATGTATTTCAGAATTGAGGATATGCGGATATTGGAGAGCAAACCACACGTTTTGGGCACTATACCAATATTCGAGTATCCAGCCAACAACGCAAGGCTGGGGGCATTTGAAATAGTTCTTCCTCTGCTTGACGCTATCAATAACGTTGTGAGCAATCGTCTTGATGGCGTTGAGCAATTCATACAGGCGTTCATTAAATTTGTGAACTGCGATATATCGAAAGACGAATACAAAGAGTTTTTGGAGCTGGGTGCGATTAAGGTTAAGTCGGTTGATGGGCAGAAAGCAGATGTGGATATGGTTACAACCGAGTTGAACCAAGACCAAACTCAGACACTCAAAGAGGATTTGTACAATGCGGTGCTTACGATATGTGGTATGCCTAACAGAAACGGTGGCTCTTCCACAAGTGACACTGGAACGGCTGTATTACTACGAGATGGGTGGTCTCTTGCGGAAGCGAGGGCGAAAGATTCGGAACACATGTTCAAGAAATCAGAAAAGAAAATGCTGAAACTAGTACTGAGGATTTGTAGGGATTGTGCTGATTTTGACTTGAAACTTGGTGATATCGCGATGAAATTTACCCGTAGGAATTACGAGGCAATTCAGAGCAAATCACAAGTGCTTGTATCTATGCTACAGCAGCCTAAAATCCATCCTAGACTTGCATTCTTACATTCGGGCTTATTTACGGACGCTGAATCAGCGTACGCTATGAGCAAAGAATATTACGAGGAATGGGAACAGAAAAACAGTGTTAGTGAAAACACATCAAAAAACGCAGATGTCAGTCAAGACAATAAAACAGAAAGTGAGAATAACACATGACATTACAGGAGCTACTAAAAGACAGATACAAAGAAGGAATGACAGTTGAGGAGATAGAGACAGCGTTAAATGATTTTACCTTGCCTGAGGACAAATCAGCTGAAATTGAAAAATTAAAGAACGCTGTGTCTAAGGCTAACAGTGAGGCTGCCGAACACAAGAGGAAGCTAAGAGAAACGCTATCCGATTCCGAGCAGAAGGCTCAGCAGGAGGCAGACAGGGTGGCGAAACTCGAAGCAGATTATGCAAAGTTGCTTCACGAATCTACTGTCACACAGCGTAAGGCAGACTTCTTAGCATTAGGATATGACGAGAAGTTGGCTTCTGAAACAGCTGAGGCGTTAGTTAGTGGAGATTTTGCTACGGTTTTTGCCAATCAGGGTAAACACCAGTCAAACCTTGAAAAGAAATATAAGGTTGACGCTCTAAAAGATACCCCAAAACCAGAAGGTGGAACTGGTGGTGGAATTGACTTTGCCAAACTTACGCTTACCGAAAAAGCGAAAATGAAACTAGAAAACCCAACATTATTCAATGAATTATCACAGAATTAGGAGGAAATGATTTATGCCAAAAAGTTACTTGAATTTTCCATTTGACGCCGAATTATTTTTACAGGCGTGGGGAAGCGCACCTGACCCTGTAAAGGTCGCAATGATTAATAGTGGGGCACTGGTAGAAGACCCTACAATTGCGAGCCTTATTCAGAATGACGGAAATTTGTACACTATTCCATTTTACAACGTGCTTGAGGGTAACGAAGTAAATTACGATGGTAAGACCGATATTACCTCTACTGAGACTAGTGCAGATTCTCAGACAGGTGTGGTTTACGGTAGAGCCGCAGGACACACCGCTAGGGATTTTGTAGCTGAGTTATCAGGTGCAGACCCATTCGGTAATATTGTTAACAAGGTTGCTGATTTTTGGGCTAAGAAGCGTCAGGCAAAGGTTATCGGTATCTTAAACGGTATCTTTGACATTGCTGGTGACGCAGACTGGGCTAAGCATACCGTCAATATTGCAAAGGCTTCTGGTGCTGCCGCAAAGATTGCTGAAACCACTCTCAATGATGTTATGACCGACACTTTGGGAGACAATAAAGAACTTTATTCTATGGCTATTATGCACTCAAATGTTGCTAAGACACTTGAGAACATTCAGGCATTAGAGTATTGGAAGCAGACAGACGCTAACGGTATCCAGCGTCCTATGAGGCTTGCTAGTGCCAATGGCTTGTTAGTCATCATTGATGACAGCGTGCCTGTAGATACTTCTGTAGCTAATCTCCCTAAGTACACTACCTATCTGTTAGGAAAAGGTGTACTAAGAACAGCAAAGGGCAGGGTTGATGTTCCTGTAGAAAAGGTAAGAGAGGCTACTAAGAACGGTGGTCAGGATACTCTCATCACAAGGCTTAGAGAGACAATCCATCCAAACGGCTTCTCATTCAAAGTACCATCTACTG